CCGGGCGGGACTCGCAATCAGTGAGGATCGGGTGGTCACCGGAACGAAGGGTGCGGCGAAGCCCGCCGGCCCTCGCTCGTTCAACGACCTCGCCGATGCTCTGTACAGTCAGTCCTAACCAACACACAAAGGAGCCACCACAATGGCAGTTCTTTCCAGCAGCAACCTGACGCTCGCCGATTGGGCGAAGCGCACCGATCCCGAGGGTCGCGTCCCCGTGATCGCCGAACTCCTCTCGCAGTCCAACGAGATCCTCGAGGACTGCGTGTTCAAGGAGGGCAACCTGCCCACCGGCGAGCGCGTCGTGATCCGCACCGGCCTCCCGGCCGTGTACTGGCGCGCCCTCAACCAGGGCATCCCGAACAGCAAGAGCACGACTGCCCAGGTCGATGAGGCCTGCGGCATCCTTGAGGCTCGCAGCGAGGTCGATAAGGATCTCGCCATGCTGAACGGCAACACCTCGCAGTTCCGCCTGTCCGAGGACGTGGCATTCCTCGAAGCCATGAACCAGACGCAGGCGACCACGATGTTCTATGGCAACCCCGCCATCGAGCCGAAGTCGTTCCTCGGCCTCGCGGCGCGGTACTCGGCGGTTCCCGGAACCTCTGGAATCGGCCAGAACATCATTGAGGGTGGCGGCACCAGCAGCGACAACACCTCGGTGTACCTCGTTGTCTGGGGCGACAACACCGTCTACTGCCCATTCCCGAAGGGATCGACGGCTGGCCTCATGCACGAGGATCTCGGCGAGCAGACCGTCTATGACGGCAACAACCGCCTCCAGGCCTACGCCACGCGCTACCAGTGGAAGAACGGCCTGGTCGTGAAGGACTGGCGCTACGTCGTTCGCATCGCGAACATCGACGTGAGCGACATGTCCAACGCGAGCGGCACGCAGGCTTCCAGCGCGGCCACGCAGCTCATCAAGTTGATGACCCGCGCCCTGTACCGCATCCCCAACATGGCGATGGGTCGCGCCGCGTTCTACATGAACCGCACCGTGCATGGCGGTCTGTCGATCCAGGCGATGGATCGCGCGCAGGCCGTCCTTGCCGTGAACCAGGGTCTGTCGCAGTTCGGCACCCCGTACAGCTGGCTGTCGTTCCTCGGCGTTCCGTGCCGCCGCGTCGACGCCCTCATCAACGCAGAAGCTCGCCTTACCTGATAGGTAAGGCAGAAAGGACACACAATGATTCTCGACCAGTTCAATCGTCTCGGCTCGACCGGAGCGATCACCTCGGCTACGACCTACGCGCTGCCCGACGTCATCGACCTCCAGAGCAACACCGCGTACCTCGCCACCGTCAGCGGCAGCCTTTACACCGTTGGCCAGGGAACCCAGAACCGCGACATCGGTTCCGGCGGCGACCTGTACGTGTACTTCAGCGTCACGACCGCCCTCGCCGGCGGCACGAACGCCACGTTCCAGGTGGTGGTGTCAAACTCCTCGACCCTCGCATCGGGCAACATCGTGGTCGGTGAAACCGGCCCGATTGTGACCGGAAGCCTCGGGCTGGGAGCGCAGGTCGCGGTTCGCATCAACCCGCAGCTGCTCGGTGCGTCCGGACTCCGTTACCTCGGCGCGCAGGTCGTCACCACCGGCACTCACAGCGCCGGCGTTGTGATCGGCGACGTCGTGATGGACATCCAGGACGGCAAGCGTGCTTACGCTTCCGGCTTCACGGTGGCCTGATAGGAGCAACTCATGGCGAAGGTCAAGGCAAAGGTTCTCTGCTTCGTGGATCACGGTCTGCGTCATCCAGAAGACGTCTTCGAGTACAAGGGGCCGTACAACCATCACCTCGAGTACCTCGAGGGCGCGGTTCAGGCTCCGGAAGTCGAGGCATCCGACATGCCGCTCCGGCGACTGCGGAAGGGAAAGACGGCCGAAGCCTCCGTCACGGAGTGATCCTCGGATTGTGACTTGACAGGAGGGGCGTCGGCGGGAAACCTCGACGCCCCTCCTGTTCCTGATAGGAGGCCGGCATGGCATCGGTCGTTGACATCTGCAACCTCGCGCTCGCGCACCTCGGGGACGACGCGACCGTCGCCAGCATCGACCCACCGGAGGGATCGGCACAGGCCGAGCATTGCGCGCGGTTCTACCCCATCGCGCGCGACACACTCCTCCAGACGCACGCATGGAACTTCGCCTCGCGCCGAGCCTCGCTCGCGCAGGTCACCATGCCGTACACGATGTGGAAGTACGCATACGCGGTTCCCGGCGACATGATGACCGCCGTCGCCGTCCTTCCGCCCGAGGCGCAGAACGACTACGCGACGCGCTTCTCGCCGGCGGAATACCCGTACTACAACGCGAACTTCTCGCCGATGCTTGCCGCTGGGCAGTACGTTCCGCAGCGGTATTCCATCGAGACTGACACGCTCGGGAACAAGGTTCTGTACACCGACCAGGAGAACGCGCTCCTGCGGTACCAGGCGCTTGTCAACGACCCGACCAAGTTCGACCCGCTGTTCACGATGGCGCTGTCGTGGCACCTCGCGTCGATGCTCGCCGGCCCTGTCATCAAGGGCGACCAGGGCGCTGCCGAGGCGAAGCGTTGCGCGCAGATGATGCTGATGTACCTTCAGCAGGCGCGCGCATCCGACGCGAACCAGCGCGACGTCAAGGTCGAACACATCGTCCCCTGGACTTCAGGACGCTGACCGATGCCAAGCACCCGGACGTACTATCGCTCGTTCGCAGGCGGCGAGATCAGCCCGGAGATGTTCGGGCGCATCGACGACGCCAAGTACCAGACGGGCGCATCGACGATGCTCAACTTCATCGCGCTCCCGCAGGGCGCGGTGGAGAACCGTCCCGGCCTCGCGTTCGTGCGCGAGGTGAAGAACAGCGCGTCCGCGACACGCCTGATCCCGTTCCAGTTCAGCCCGACCCAGACGCTGGTCGTGGAGATGGGAGCCGGGTACTTCCGGTTCCACACGCAGGGAGCGACCGTCGGGCCGGGAACGCCTGCCGCCTACAACGGCGCGACCGCATATGACGTCGGCGACCTCGTCTCGAGCGGAGGCGTGAACTACTACTGCATCGCGGCCACCACGGGCAACGCGCCGCCGAACGCAACCTACTGGTACGCGATGCCGGCGGGGATTCTCGAGATCCCGAACCCATACGCTGCGGCCGACCTGTTCGACATCCACTACGTGCAGAGCGGCGACATCGTCACGCTCGTCCATCCGTCCTATGCGGCGCGGGAGCTGCGTCGATACGGGGCAACGGATTGGACTCTGACGAGCATCAGCTTCTATTCGCCGATCAACTCGCCTTCGTCGATCACCGGAACACCGTACCGTGGCGGGGCGCTCAACATCACGGCGGTCGCCATCGGCAGTCCGGGCATCTTCACCACGGTGACCGATCACGGATTAGCGAACGGCGACGTCGTCTTCGTCGGCGAGTTGACGTTCAGCAACCCGAACACGATTAACAACAACTTCTATACGGTCTTCGGCGTAACTGCGAACACGTTCCAAATCAAGAGGTACGACACCGGGCAGCAGATCAACACGGCGACCCTCGGCGCATACGTCAGCGGCGGCTATGTGCAGCCGGGATCGACTGCGTACCCGAAGCAGACGTACCGCGTGACATCGGTCACGGCAGACGGCCGCGAGAGTACGGACATTGATCTGCGATCCGTGTTTAACAATCTCGACGTTCCTGGTTCGTACAACCTGCTTTCGTGGTCGGCGGTATCCGGAGCAGCCTCGTACCGCATCTACAAGGAAACGCCCGGATTCATCGCTGCCCTGATCGGGACGACTACGGGTACATCGTTCGAGGACAACAACATCGCGCCGGATCTCGGCGTGACGTTCCCGAACAACGACATCGCTCTTGACACGCAGTACCCGAGAGCGGTCGCCTACTACGAGCAGCGGCGCGTGTTCGCCGGCCCGAACGCGGCACCGCAGTCGATGTGGTTCACGGAGTCTGGAACCGAGAGTTCCATGATCTACCACACTCCGCTGCTCGACACCGACCGCATCAACATCAAGGTCGCCGCGCGCGAGAACAACACGATCCAGCACCTCGTCCCGCTCACGCAGCTGCTGGCGCTGACCAACGCCGCCGAGTGGCGCGTCTCGCCGATCAACAGCGACGCGCTCACTCCGACCACGATCTCGGTTCGTCCGCAGTCGTACATCGGATCGAACAACGTGCAGCCCGTGGTCGTGAACAACGCGGTCGTTTACTGCGCGGCTCGCGGCGGCCACGTGCGCGAACTCGGCTACTCCTGGCAGTCGAGCGGGTTCATCACGGGCGACCTG